AGGCGCTGGCGGCGGCGGCGCGGGTTCTAGTGGTGGTGCTGGCGGCGCTGGCGCACCTGGGCGCGAATACCTGAGCACGCTTGGGGCATACGCGGGCGCTGGCGGCGGCGGCGGTGGCGAGCGCAGCGACGGCACCATCGGTGGACACGGCGGCCTGTACGGCGGCGGCGGTGGTTCGCGGCGCGGCGCTACTGGCGCGCAGGGCATAATTGTCGTCACCTATAACGCCACCGGCGGTGCAGACACTTTCTTGGGGCAGGCATCGCTATGACATCACTCCGTTCGCACGAAGGCTATTTCCTCTTGGACCATCGCCAGACCCAGGCGGTCCCAGACGAAATCGTCGTTCCTCTCGGCCTACCGCCGGGCGCTGGTCGAGGACTCTTCGAGGCCCCGACGTACACCTGCTCGCACTGCCAGGCAGTCGTCGTGATGAACCCCAACAGGCAGCGCGAACGTGCCTATTGCCGTGGGTGCGACCATCGCATCTGCGACAACTGCGGTGCCGCGCGGGCGGCAGGTGCTCCCTGCAAGACAATGAAGCAAGTGATTGACGAAATCCTGGCGGACGCCGAGAGGCAGGCGGAGCCGACCTCATCCCTCATCCTGCCTTAACTCAACTGGAGAACCTACATGGCTCGCTACGCACTTTCCTGGACTTCCGTCACCGCTGTCGCAGTCGCCGACGCAACCAACTTCACCGATGCCGGCTACCCGACCTTCCTGCAGGGCGGCAGCTCGACCCAGCGCCTGAACATCAACGAGGTCTACATCGGCGGTGAAGACGCCGCCAGCAACCCGACGACCATGATCCTGGCGCGCGACTCGACCGTCGCCGCGACCGGCATCTCGGGCGGCCGGAATGCGATGCTGGATGGCAGCGGCACGGCCCCCGGCACCGTCGCCATCTTCGGCAGCACCTCGACCACCAAGCCCCAACGCTCGGCCACCCTGCACCTGTTGCACCTGACGCTCAACACCTACGGCGGCATCTCGCGCTGGCAGGCTCGCTACGGCGAGGAAATCAGCGTCGTCGGCAACACCGCATCGCTGGGCGAGGTCTCCCTCTCGTCGATCACCGGCACCGGCAAGACCTCGGGTCACATCCTGTACGAAGTCGCGTAAGGAGTCTAGGTGGCCGACGTCTTCCGTAGTCCGCTGCTCTCCCCTCGGGGAGTTCGGCCAGCTACGCCCAGCGCCAGCATCTTCCCGAACCTTGCGGTCGGGCTGGTTGTCGCTGCGTCGGCCCCCTTTGTCAACCCGCCACTCGAGGGGCCGCAGGCCAAGCGCTTCCTGGGCGAGCCTTTCGTCTCAGGCGCAATCACGCTCGAGGATGACCCACTCATCCTTCCGTTCTTCACGCTGCAGATTCGTGCCCCCGAGCCTAAGCGCGCTACAGCGTTCGATCTGCCACGCAACCGCGTATTGCTCGAGGTTGTCGGACCGGCGCCTTTCTTCGGCGTCACCGGCCCAGGACCTTTCCGCCGCCAGATCGGCTTCGCTGCGCAGACCCAGAGCCGACTGGTCCTCGAGACTCCCGTCTTCGACCCGTTCATCCCGGTTCTCTTCCCGACGATCCCGCGCCGCCAGCACTTCTCGACGGCCTTCCCGCTCAACCTCCAGCCGACGTTCGCCCTCGCGCCGGTATTGCCGCCCCCTGGTGCGCAGCCGTTCCAGGCCGTAGCGGACTTCCGGGCCCACTGGGTCTTCGCGTCCCCGAGCTTCGCCGCCGTCTGGCGTATCCCCGCAGCCGCAACCCTGGCCGTGTCCTTTGCGGACATCGAGTCGTGGATCGAGCTGCGGCCGAAAACCTATGGCGTCGCCAAGTCCTACACGGTGGACTTCATCTCCCGCCTAGCCGCGGGCGTCACGATAGTAGACACGGCGGTTGCCTCCATTACGTGGAGCGGCGTGGACGCTGATGGCGACGCGATTGTTGCTGTCACCCCGACCTACTCCGGAACGAAGGTTACCTTCAACGTCACCAGCGGGCTGACGGGCGTCCTCTACGCCGTCGGGATTGCGGTCGAGGGGTCGGACGGCTCCCTCGAGCAGATCACTGGGCTAGTTGCGGTAATCGCAGCATGAGCGTCGGCGTCACCCTCACCCCCGAACTGATCGAGTCCTTCGCCGGCGCCTACTTGTCGCCGATGTACGACTCGCCAGTGGCGACCCCGCAGTTCCATCGAGATTGCTGGGCGCTCTACTGCGAGCCGATCACGTATGCAGCGGTAGCGGCGCCTCGCGGCCACGCCAAGAGCACCGCTCTCACGCACGACTTCGGTCTGGCGACCGCCCTCTTCCGCGTCGAAGATTATATCGTGATCGTCTCGGCGACGGAGGACCTGGCGATCCAGCATCTGGGCGACATTGCTACGGAGCTGCGGGAAAACGAGGACCTGATCCGGGACTTCCAGATCGACAAGCTGGAGACCGACGCCAAGACCGACATCATCGTACGCTTCAAGGATGGCCACAAGTGCCGCTTCCTGGCGAAGGGCTCCGGCCAGAAGATGCGCGGCATCAAGTGGAACGGCAAGCGCCCGGGCCTCATCCTGTGCGACGACCTCGAGGAAGACGAGCAGGTCGAGAACCGAGACCGACGTCTGAAGTTCGGGCGGTGGTTCCGCCGGGCCCTCCTGCCCTGCTTGCGCAAGGGCGGGAAAGTGCGGATGCACGGCACGATCCTCCATGAGGAGGCGCTGCTGGCCCGCGTTATTCGCGGTGCCGAGGCGACTGGCGGTCGCGTGCGCAAGAGCTGGAAGACCCTGCTCTTCAAGGCTCACGCGGCGTTCGACGACTTCTCGGCGATCCTGTGGCCCGAGCAGTTCTCCGAGGCCCGCCTTCGGGAGATCCAGAACGAGTTCGTGAGCGACGGCGACGCTGCCGGCTACTCCCAAGAGTACCTGAATGACCCGCGCGACAACTCCGAGTCGTACCTTCGCCGCAGCGACTTCCTGCCAATGCGCCTCGAGCACCACGACCGGGACAAGCAGTTTGCCGTGGGCTGCGACTTCGCGGTCTCGAAAGCGGACACCGCGAACCGCACCTCCTTCACCGTCGGAGGCCGCCTGTCCGACAACATGACTTGCATCGTCGACCAGCGGGTCGGGCGGTGGGACACCGCTGAGTGGATCGACGAGATGTTCCTCATCGAGGAGCGTTACCATCCCGACACCTTCTACGTGGAAGATGGCGTGATCTGGAAAGCGGTGGCCCCCACACTCTATCGCGAGATGCGACTGCGCGACAAGTGGCTGAACTGCTACCCTATCATGCCGGTCAAGGACAAGGCAACTCGCGGCCGCCCGTACCAGAAGCGGATGCGCGCCGGCGCTGTTCTGTTCGACAAGGAGGCCGACTGGTATCCCGGCTACGAGGCCGAGAATCTCTCCTTCACGGGCCACTCCGAGGCGAAGCTGGACGACCAGTTCGACTCGACCGCCACGCTGTTCCTGGGCCTCGACCAGGCACCCGACCTCGACGAGGACGACTTTGAAGAGGAAGAGGAGCGCGAGATGCGTCGCCAGGACCCCCGCCGCACTGCCGGCCGCTCGAAGGTTACAGGGTATTGAAATGAACGCGCCCACAAATCGCCAATTATCCGCGCCCACCGACGACTTCCTGGCAGACCTCAATCGCTTTGGAGTCCCCTTCGGAGTCGAGATCAACGGCCGCTGGGTCTCCACACCATCCAGCGCGTGGCGCCGAGTCTTCGACGGCCCGCACGGAGCGGACGGAAAGCCACTCCGTGCCGGCGGCATCCCTGCGCAGATCGTAAAGGTAATGCGCGCAGAGGCCCTGCGCCTGCCCGGCCACCGGCATCCGAGAAGCGCGCCACTGCCCGCGAACCCCTCGGCTGTTTCTTCATGTGAGCTGTATTCGGCGGCAGTGACCGCGCCACCGGCGCGGGAACCAGCCGCCACTGTCGGCATGGCACTGACGGCGCAGCAAGCGCCCATGAAAAAGGCGACGTAATGTTGACACTCGAAAAGCCCCTCAAGCTCTCCCCCGAGACCTGCAAGTCCCCCAACCTCACCGGAGAGTTCGGCGAGGTCGACCTGCGTCGTATCGGCCAGATCGTCTACGACGGCTACGTCACCGACAAGCAGTCCCGCTCGAAGTGGGAGGTGCGTACTGCTGCCGGCATGGACCTGGCGATGCAGATCTCCCAGGACAAGTCGTTCCCGTGGCCCGGCTGCGCCAACGTCGCGTTCCCCCTCGTCACCATCGCCGCTCTCCAGTTTCACGCCCGTGCTTACCCCGCAATCATCTCGGGCACCGACGTAGTCAAGTGCCGCACCCCCGGCTTCGAGCCCACGCCCGAGGAGAAGCTCCGCGCTGACAAGGTTGGCCGCTACATGAGCTACCAGGTTCTCGAGGAGGACACTGCCTGGGAAGAAGGGCAGGACCGCCTTCTCCTGAACTACTCCATCGTCGGCTGCGCATTCAAGAAGTCCTATTTCTCTTCCGTCGAGGGGCACAACGTCTCCGAACTCGTCTTGGCCGACAACCTGGTTGTCGACTACTACGCGAAATCAATTGAGAAGGCTCGGCGCAAAACCCACACCTACCCTGCTTACCGCAATGAGCTTGTGGAGGGTATGCGCGCCGAGTCACCTATCTATCGGGATGTCCAAGAGGAGCCCTGGTTTCTCGCCGGCAGCTCTTCTTTGACTCCCCCGCCCCGCCGCGACGGTACTTCCGCACCCCCATCAACCGCCGACACCCCCTTTAACTTGCTCGAGCAGCACGTCTGGCTTGACCTCGATGCCGACGGCTACGAGGAGCCCTACGTCGTCACCCTCGACGAGTCCTCGCGCGAGGTCCTTCGTATCGTAGCTTGCTGGGAACGCGACGACCAGATCCGTCGGAACTCCCGCAAGCAGATCATCTCCATCGCCGCAACCGAGTACTTCACAAAGTACGGCTTCATCCCCTCCCCCGACGGCTCGATCTACGACATGGGCTTCGGCGTCCTTCTAGGCCCTCTGAACGAGTCCGTCAGCTCGGCCATCAACCAGCTGCTCGACGCTGGCACGATGGCAACAACTGCCGGTGGCTTCCTCGGCCGCGGCGCCAAGATTCGTGGCGGCGTCTACACTTTCGCCCCGAACGAGTGGAAGCGGGTCGACTCCACCGGCGAGGATCTTGCCAAGTCCATCTACCCGCTCCCTATCCGTGAACCCTCCGGCGTCCTGTTCAACCTCCTCTCCCTCCTGATCGACTACACCAACCGCATCTCTGGCGCGACCGAGACGATGGTGGGCGAGAATCCCGGCCAGAATACCCCTGCCGAGACCTCCCGTTCGATGGTCGAGCAGGGGATGAAGGTCTACACCGCTATCTTCAAGCGCACTTGGCGCTCGATGAAGGAGGAATTCAAGAAGCTGTACATCCTGAACGCCTTTTTCGCGCCGCCGAAGTACCGCGAGCTCTTCCTTGACGACCCCAATCGCATCTGCCCGGCCGCCGACCCCAATATCGTCTCGGACTCGGAGCGTTTCATGCGCGCCTCGGCCATCGCAGCTCGTGCAACCCAGGTTCCCGGCTACGATCCTGCCGCAGTGGAGGAGAATTTCCTCCGCTCCCTCCGCGTGGACAACCCGAAGCAGTTCTTCGTCGGCGTCGACCCAGCTTCCCAGCCCGAAGACCCGAAGATCCAGGTCCAGAAGCTCAAGATGCAGCAAGCTGCAATGGACCTGCAGTGGGAACAACAGAAATTCACCGCTACCCTCCTCGAGGAGCAGCGGATGAACCAGGCGGAGCTTATCCGCATGCAAGCAGAGACGGTCAAGCTGATGGCGGAAGCCGAAGGCGAGGCCGACAACCGAGAGATCGTGCGTATGCAGACCGCTCTCGCCGCGCTGAAGTCGCGCGACGAGTCGCTCCGCGGCCGCATCGACTCTCTCATCAAGCTAATGGAGCTAGAAAGTGAACCCGAACGCAAGACAGTTGATACAGGAGAGGTTCGACGACTGGTCTCAGGACCCGACAACGCAGGCGCTCCGGCGCTTCCTGGCGTCGGAACTGGCCAGCCTGAAGGACCAATGGGCTAATGGAGCTTTCACAGCCGACTCGGTTGAGCGTCTTGCTCTCCTGCAAGCGAACGCCATCGGCCAGTGTGAGGTCCTCCAGCGTCTCCTCGATCTCGATTCCCAGCAACTTTTTCCGGAGCAAGACGAATGAGTCAAATCAGCAATACCAGCGGCGTGGCGCCCCTCGGCCGTGCGGTCCTCGTGAAGTACTACGAGCCCGAGCGGAAGGAGAGCGCCATCTACATCCCCGAGTCGATCCGCAAAGGTGAGGTCTTGGTCGAGCAGCGTGCGACCGTCGTCGAAGTGGGCCCAGCTTGCTGGCCCGATGAGCCGGCACGTGCGAAGCCTGGCGACCGCGTCCTCATCGCGGCAATGTCTGGCTACGCCCTCAAGGGCCCGGCTGACGGCCATCTCTATCGGATCGTGAACGACCGCGACATCTTCGCGCAGATCACGCACGACGAAGGGGGTGCTGCATGAGCACCGAAGTCGAGCAAGCCGCCCGCGAGATGGGCTGGCGTCCGAAGGAGGAGTTCCGCGGCGACCCTGCCAAGTGGGCCGACGCAGAAACCTTCGTCTCCCGCGGCGAGCATTTCCTTCCGATCATCAAGGCTGACCGCGACAAGGCTCGTGCCGAGGCTGCTGATCTCCGCGCATCCGTCGTGGAGACCCAGCGCCTCCTTACCGAGGCCCGTGATGCCATCGAGGGCCTCAAGGAGTACCAGACCGCCGAGACCAAGCGTCAAGTCGAGCAGGCCCGCAAGGACGTTGCTCGGCAACTCAAGGAAGCTCGTGAACTCGGTGACACCGAAAGCGAAGTTGCGCTCCTCGACCAACTCGTCGAGTTGCGCGAAGCCAAAGCGGCGGCTCCTGCCCCCGCACCCAAGCCTGCCGCGGCTCCCGCAGCTCCGGCAGAAGACCCCGTCTTCACAGCCTGGAAAGAAGCCAATCCCTGGTTTGCCTCCAACCCCCGCCAACGGGGCCTGGCAATGGGGATCGCCGAGGAGCTCCGTGCCAAGCACCCCACGCTCATCGGCGCCAAGTTCTTCGAGAAGATCACCGAGGAGATGCAGGAGTACCTCTCCCCCGAGGGCCGTCCTGCTTCCAAGGTGTCTGGTGGGCGCCCCACCCCCGGCGCTGCCGGCTCGGGCGAACGCAAGCGGTCTTTCGCCGACCTTCCGGCCGAAGCGAAGGAAGCCTGCAACCGCCAAGCGAAGCGCCTCGTGGGCCCTGGCCGCGCGTTCAAGGACGACGCCGCCTGGCAAGCCCACTACGTCGAACAGTACTTCATCCAGGAGTGAATCAGATGGACACCTCCAGCAATCCCATCGCAGCGCGTGCGGCCGAACTGGCTGCGCAGATGCAAAAGAGCAACCCAGCCAATCCGCCCGAACGGGCTCCCCGCCAGCGCATCCCGATGGCGTTGCCCACTCTCAAGCTGTCTGTCCCCGAAGTGCCGGGCTACGTCCTGCACTGGTTCCGTGGGACATCCCAGCGTATCAAGCAAGCGACTGACGCCGGCTACGAATTCGTGGACCGCGGCGAGGTCGAAGTCAACGGAATCGGCTTGGCCAACAGCTACGACGCTGACGGCAACACCGATCTCGGTTCCCGTGTCAGCGTTTCCGCCGGTGCCGAAGGTGCCGAGGGCGACACCCGCCTGTACCTCATGAAAATCCGCAAGGAGTTCTGGGAGCAGGACGAGCTGGCCGTGGCCGAGCGTCACGAGCAAATCGCTTCGCAACTGCGCGGCGACAAAGGCTTTGCCCAGGGAGGGCAGGACACTACGAACCGCTACTCCCGCGGCGAGAATCGCAACATGTTTCAACCTCGGAGGCCTTAAATGGCAAACTCGAACACCCCGTTCGGACTCGCACCCGTCGAGTACCTGAGCGGCGCCCCCTGGAACGGCCAGGTCCGCCGCTACTACATTCCGTCGTCCGACGGCAACGCCTTCGCCATCGGTGACCCGGTCGTCATCGCTGGCGGCGCCGACGCCAAGGGCATCGCCTCGGTCACCCTGGCAACGCCCGGCAGTGCCATCCTCGGCCCCATCGTGGGCATGGGCGGGCTCCAGTACGGCGGTCCCTCGGTCGATCCGACCAATCTGAACACGACGGTGATCCCGGCGACCAAGACGAAGGACTACTACGTCCTCGTCGCGGATGACCCGAACATCATCTTCGAGGTCCAGGAGATCGGCACCGGCACGGCCCTCACCGCGGCGGAAGTCGGCCTGAACGCCAACCTTGTGGCGGCGACCAACTCGGGCTACCTGTCCGGCTGGGTCCTGACCAACACGACCGAGGCCGGAACCGCCACCCTGGACGTGAAGCTGCTCGGCCTGTCGCAGCGCAACCCGAACAACGCCTTTGGCGCCTACGCCAAGTGGAACGTCCTCATCAACAACCACGTCTACCGCCCGGGCTCCACCGGTCTGTAAGGAGCAACTACCATGCCCGCAGGAATCATCAACACCGGCACGCACCCGAAACTGCTCTGGCCCGGCGTCCACGCGACGTGGGGCCAGGTCTACGCCGAACACCCCGAGGAATACACGGACCTTTTCGACACGCTCGACTCGTCGCGCGCCTACGAAGAGGACGTGCAGATCACCGGCTTCGGACTCGCCCCGGTCAAGACCGAAGGCAACGCCGGCTCGTTCGACAGCGAAGTGCAAGGGATCATCTCCCGCTACACGCACATTGCCTACTCGCTCGGGTACCAGGTGACCTACGAGGAGCTGCAGGACAACCTCTACGAGGAAGTCTCGATGCGCCGCGCCAAGGCCAACGCGTTCTCGATGCGCCAGACGATCGAGACGGTCTGCGCCTTCCTGTACAACAACGCCTTCGCGACGACCTACTTCACCACCGGTGATGCCAAGGCGCTGATCGCAACGGACCACGTGCAGGTGACCGGCGGCTCGTTCTCGAACGCCCTCACTCCGAGCGCCGACCTGAGCGAGGCGGCTCTGGAGGACATCTGCATCCAGATCATGAACGTCAAGAACGACCGCGGCCTGCCCATCTCGCTGATGCCGCAGTCGTTGCACGTCTCGACGGCGGAGTGGTTCAATGCCAACCGCATCATGAAGTCGGTCCTGCAGAGCGACACCGCGAACAACAACATCAACGTGCTCAAGGCGACCAACGCCTTCCCCAAGGGCATCAAGATGAACCACTACTTCACGGTGCCGTCCACCTGGTTCGTCCGCACGAACTGCCCGCAGGGCATGCAGATGTTCTGGCGCGAACAGCCGAACCTGGCGCAGGACAACGATTTCGCCACGAAGAACGCGATGGCTCTGAGCTACATGCGTTTCTCCGTCGGTGCGACCGACCCGCGCGGCATCTTCGGCAGCAACCGCGCGTAAGCGCAAGGGGGCTTCGGCCCCCACTTCCTACGCCTTCGGGCGTGTTCAACCACGTAGGAGTTTATCATGGGTTCACCAGTTCGCTTTCCTTACGGCGTCACCAACGTCGCCAAGACCAACCCCCTCGGCAGCTTCATCGCCCCCGACCCGACCGCCTGGCATGTCTTCTTCGACGACTTCGACCAGTGGGTTACGGACACCTCGTCGGCCGCCAAGTACACCATCACGACGACGGAGGCTGGCGCCGGCTCCGCGACCGAAGCCCTGGCCGACGCGAAGAACGGCGTCCTCGTCCTGACGACCGACAACGCCGACAACGACCTGGACTTCCTCCAGAAGATCGGCGAGACCTTCCTGCCCGAGTCCGGCAAGCAGACCATCTTCAAGGCCCGCTTCAAGTGCGACGCCGCGACGGAGGTCGAGTGGTACATGGGCCTGATGGTCACGGATACCGACCCGCTCAGCTCCACCGCTGGCGGCGGCGTGACCGATGGCATCTTCTTCATGAAGGAGGACGGCTCGACGAGCGTCAACTTCTACGTGCAGAAGAACGCGACTACGGGCCAGCTTACTACAACTGGCGTTGCTACCGCAGCCGCCGACACCTGGGTCACCCTGGCTTTCGCCTTCGACGGCAAGCGCTACGTCGGCGTCTACGTCGATGACGTGCTGGTCAAGACGGTTGACCTGACTACGACCCTGTCGACCTACCTGCCCGACACCGAGTTGACGGTCAGCTTTGGCCTGAAGAACGGCGAAGCTGCCGCAACGAAGGCCCTGTCGGTCGACTACATCTTCTGCGCCGAGGAGCGCTGAGATGGCTAACACCGTAACGACGCAGACGCTCGTGGACGGTGACCGCAACCTCGTCATCCTGTTGACGGGGGTGCTGGACACCTCAGACGAAGCCCGCAACATCAAGGTCGATGTCTCAACCCTTGCCCCCGCTCCCACCAGAGTGCGGGTGGACACGATCCGTCACCTGATCTCGCCAGGCCTCGTTGTCGTTCTCGACTGGGACGCTACCACCGATGTCCGCTTCGCAGCCCTTACCGGCTACGATGAGGTCGAGGCGAAGTGCTTTGGTGGCTTTCAGAACAACGCCGGGGCAGGCATTACCGGCGACATTGGCCTCACCACGCTCGGCTGGGCCTCCGGCGTGCTGGCCTACACGATCATCCTCGAGATGACCAAGGTAGCGTTCTGATGACAGCCCCCGCCCTCAACACTGCCGACGCGATCATCCGCAAGGCGCTCAAGGACGCGGGGCGACTCCAGACAGGCGACACCCCTTCGGGGGAGTTGTACGCCGACTGCCTGAGCCGCCTGGGTGACCTCATCAATACGCTGCAGACGCGGGGGCTGAAGCTCTGGCTCAATGCTGTCCGCTCCATTACGCCGATTGCTGGAACAGCGGCCTACACGCTCGGTCCCGCCGGCACCTCGGTGACAGTCAAGCCTCTCCGCGTGCTGGGCGGCTGGTTCGTGGGCAGCGACAACGTGCGCCGCGGCCTCACCCAGCTCTCCTGGCAGGAGTACCGGAGCCTGGGCAACCTTGCCTCGGGCGGCGCGGTCAATAGCTACTTTGTCGACAAGCAGCAACTCAACCTTGTCGTGCGACTCTGGCAGGTACCTGACGCTGCTGCTGCTACCGGCATGGTTGAACTGCTTTGTCAGGAGCAAGCTACCGCTCCGATCGAGTTGACCGAGGTCGTTGGCTTTCCTGTCGAGTGGTATCTGGCGTTGCGCTGGATGTTGGCTGACGACCTCGCCACGGGCCAACCAGCTTTGATTATGGAGCGCTGCGAACGCAAAGCCAATCAGTACCGCGAGCAACTCGAGGACTGGGACGTTGAAGATGCCTCGACCTTCCTACAACCCAACGCCATGATGCTTGGCGCCACTCACTCGAGGTTCCGATGAATAGCGCTAACCGCACTGCCTCCTTTGTTGACACTGCCGCCGACGAGTCTTGGCGCATCCACGTTGAGGAGCAAATCGGCATGCTGTTCCAACACCACGAAGCTTTACAGCTGGACCTCGAGAAGAAAGTGCAGGCGGGCCTTGTTGCTGGCGTGCGCGAGGTCATCAAGGACGACGAACTGATGCAGCAGCTCTCGGCCAAGCTTTCAACCAACCTCTTTGTGCACGGCGGTCAGCAGGCAAGTCAGTGGATCGGCAACCGCATCCTCACCGCGGCAGTCATTGCGATTACCGGCTTTGGGGTTGCCTGGCTGGTTCGCAACGGCAAAATTTAGGAGCGCACAAATGCCGAATTATACGCGCGAACAACCCAAGGAGGTTTCCCTCCCGGTTCGCCTGCCTCTGATCGGCATCCCCAACCAGCGCGGGAGTTCGCCCAACGAGGACTCTCGCCTCATCAACGGCTACGTGGAGATGGGCCAGGACGGCGTGCTGCGTGTGGTGAAACGGCCGGGGCTTACGTTAACGCACACGCTGTCTGGCTATGGTGGTGGCATTTACGGCGATTATTCAGTACTCGTTCAGGCCGTTGAAGGTGGCTATGCAGCTCGTCTGTACGACGGTAGTACGCTGCTGGGCAATCTGGCTGGAATAGCGGGCTCGACGCTTCTTGGCTATCGCCCATTCTCCTTCCAGCTTGTGTCGACAGGGGCCGAATCTACTGACTTGTTCTTGCATAACAACCTGAACGCCTGGACCTACAACGAAACAGATGGGCTGCGTTACCTCCCCTTCGAGGGCGCGACCGCAGGTCCCCTCAGTTGCGCGACTACAAATACCTCGCCTGTCGTTACCACTGCCTCAACGAGCGCGTTGACTGCATACAGCGCTGTTACTGGTGCAGGCATTCCCGCCTCGACCTTCATCGAGAGCGTCGACAGCGCAACGCAGTTCACGATGTCCGCGGCGGCCACAGCAACTTCAGCGGCCGTTGACCTCTCTTTTGCACTCGGCGGTCCGCCCAAGCGGGATGGTGTCTCCGGCACTGCAACAACTGATGGCGGCCTCCACTCGATTCCCCAGCTTGCCCATGGGGTAATTGACCTTAACAAGGCTACCTACCTCTTCACCTATCGCACGTTGATTGCCGGCTCGGACATCGACGATCCGCGTGCTTGGAATCCACTCAATCGCATCTATGCGTATGCCGAGCTGGACGCTGCCGTCGCTATCGCCAAGCAACTCTCCTACGTCGTTGCCTTCAAGGCTCAATCAACCGAGTTCTTCCGTGATGTCGGCGCCTCGCCCGGCAGCCCACTCGAGCGGCTCGAGGGCCTACGCCTCTCCGTTGGCTGCCTCAATGGAGCGACCGTAGCCGACATTGACGGCACCCTGCTCTGGTGCTCGCAAACCGAGTCGGGCCTCAAGTCGGTTTGGCGCCTGCGTGATACGAAGGCTGACGAAGTCGCCAGCCCAGCGATCCGCCGAGCACTCGAAGCTCTTACGCCAACCTACGCCATCTCGTTCTCTGTTGCGGGCCACACCTTCTATGTGCTAACGGACCCTGCGGCTGAGGTCTCCCTTGTTTACGATATGACCTCTCAGCTGTGGTCCTACTGGAACGCACTCGGGGAAACTTACTTCCCCTTCATCTCTGCAACGAATCTGGGCTCCACGACTTACCTCCAGCACGAGTCAAACGGGAAGATCTACACGCTTGACCCCAACGTGTTTCAGGATGATGGTGTGGAGCTGGTGATGGATATTTACCCTCCGCAGTTTGATGCCGGTATGCGCGTCTCGAAGTATGTTGCCCGCATGTATGCTGTTGCCGACCAGGCAGCGGGCTCTGTTCTTCAGGTTCGCTCGACTGACTCCGATCAAACCGCTGACTCATGGACGAACTTCCGCGAACTTGATCTCTCAAAGTCACGCCCCGATATCTATGACTGCGGCTCGTTTACCAAGCGGTTCTTCCACTTCCGTCACGCCTCGAACACGCGCTGTCGCCTGACGGCTATCGAGATGGATCTCCTGCCTGGAACCCTCTAATGCCCAGCCTCGGACCTCCCCCCAAGTACAGTCCGGTCACCGATCCGATGACTGGCTATGCCGAGAACGCCTGGTACGACTGGGCCCTGCGCGTCGCGCGTGAGCAGACCGACGGCATCACCGTCTCCGTCACCCTAGCCAAAATCACGGCCCTCGGAAGCGATGGCTCCCTTACAATAGTCAACGGCCGCATCACTGCAGTCGTGCAACCCACATAAGGAGGCAGACATGCCTGATCTCTTTGGCTGGTACGATGCGGGTACTGTTGACCCGATGTCAAGCCCGTTCTTCTTCGGCACTGGAGCTGGCGGCGACGATACGTCCTCCAGTGGGACCTACCGAGACTCAATCTTCTCTCGCGTCCTCGCAGGCGTCCCAGGCGCAGAGGCTTTCTACCGTGCTTCTCCAGGTGGCGACGACACTAGCGCCTCGGGGATTAGCCCGGAGCAGTTGCAGACTTGGCTTGCCCAGAACGGGTATAAGCTGCGCAACGAAGTCAACGCCAGTGGCGGCCGCGTCTGGGCGGAGGATACCCAAGGCAACATGGTCGGTCAGCCGCAAGAGTACTCGAACGAAGACGACAATTTCTGGACTGCGGCAATGCTCACCGGGGCTGCCGTAACTGCTGGCGTCGGCTCCGGTTACTTGGGCGGGGCTGCTGGCGCAGAAGGTAGTATCGGCACGCTCGGCACTATCGCTCCTGGCGCTGGCCCGGTCGCCCCGCTTTCCACGATGGGCACTGCCAGTGCAGTAAGCCTGCCTGAGGTTGCTGGGCTTGGCGCAGGAGCGGCGGGGGCTGCTGGTCTTCCTGCCGGCTCGGTTGCTGGCACCGGCCTCCAGACGATCAATGTCACCGCCCCTGCCTACGGCTCCAGCATCGGAACATTGCCAGCTGGCGTAGGCGAGTCCCTTGGTACTGTCGCAAGCCTGCCGACGAATGCTCAAGCTGGCATCTCCGCTGTCGAGTCCGGCGGCTCCTCCTTTGGATGGGACTCCATCCTCAAGAGCCTCTCGAACGGCGGCGCCCGCAGCATCTTCGACATCGCCTCCGGCCTGTATGGGATGAACCTCGCCAGCAATGCGCGAGAAGCAAGTGACCCGTTCGCTCAGTACCGCGCTGGCCATGGGCGGCAACTGCAGGCTCTCCAGCAAAATCCCTCGTCCATTACTCAGACGCCGGGCTGGCGAGCCGGCCTTGAAGGGGTTGACAAGCAAGCAGCTGCTCGTGGCTACTACGGCTCGGGAAACCTCGACGCCGTGCGATCGCGTTACGCCGGCGACTTCTACCAGCAGGAATCAAATCGCCTCGCCGGCCTCGCCGGTGCGGGCCAGACCCCTGGCGCCGGCCAGTTTAACTCGGCGCAGCTGGCTAGCCAGAGCCTCGCGAGTATCGGTTACGGCCTAGCGCCTTGGATTGGCGGGAGGCAGCCATGAGCGGCATGTTCGGCTCTCCCGAGGGCTTTCGCACCTACGACCGCGACCAGGCTGAGCTCGGCTTGATCGCCTCGCAGACGCAGCACCAGCAAGCTCTCACCGGGCTCAATCGTGCGCAGACGGATACGATGCTGCGCAAGCAGAAGTCCGACGAGGACTTGCTTAAGCTGGTCGCTGGGCAAGCCCCCGCGGCAGGCCCTGGCGGCCAGTCTGTCGATCCCGATACAGTCCTCCAGCAGATGTCTCGAGCCGCCAGCATTTACGCCAGCGTCGGGCGCTTTGACGAGGCGGGCAAGCTTATCAAGGATGCGACGCAGGCTCAGCAGAACCTCGCGGGCGCCAAGGCCTCGGGAGCGCTTGAGGCGACCCGCGAGCTCAAAGCCAACGTCGACCGGATGCGCTTGCTGCAAGAGCGCCTTGCCACTGTCACAAGCCCGCAGCGGCACGCCGAGGTTCTCACCCAGCTGATGGCCGACCCGATCATTGGTTCGCAGATTCCCGCGTGGCTCAAGACGTATAATCCGGCGGCGATTCGCGGCTTCGTCGCGGGCTCCCCAGCGCAGATCGCCCAGGCGGAGCTGGCCATCAAAAATGCTGACGCTGCTCGCAAGCAGGGCGACAGCCAATCGCTGCGCAATCTGCGCCAAGTCTCGGCGGAGGTCAAGAAGCGCCTCGCTACGGTCGCCGAAGAGCGGAATGAGCGCCTCGGCAAGACTGGCGGTGGCAAGGACAGCGGTGTTGGGATGCCCTCCTCTAGCGAGGTTCAAGCGATGCGTCAGGAACTCAAGGCGGCGGGCTATGCCGCCGACGCAGACACGGCGGGCCTTCAGGCTCAGACGCTCGCAGAAGAGGCGAGGTTGCTCGTCAAGCGCAACCCAGGCCTGACGCCTAGCGAGGCTCGTGCTCGCGTCGTAGCCGAATCCCAAGCGAGGGGCGAGCTGACCGAGGGCTTCTTCAGCGGCGGTCAGTTCAAGGGGCAAGTCGGCTCCCTCTCGAAGCCCATTGCACACAGCGTCGTCAAGTCGGCAGCTGACCTGAAGATCGGCTCGTACTACAGGGACGATGATGGCTCGATTAAGAAGTTTACCGGCAAGGGCTTCGAGGTTGTCGGGCCGGCCGCTAAGGTCCCTGTTGAGCGGGCTCTCCCGGCGGGCCTGCTGGATGATGAGGAGGATGACGAATGAGCGCCCTCGAAGCGCTGCTTGGCGGCAACGCCCCCACACCTGCGCCAGCCCCTTCTGGCGACTCCGCTCTCGAGCGGCTCCTCAAGCCCGCCAAGCCGGCGGCTCGTTCCGAGTTCTCCCCAAGCGGTGGCCTCGATCTGGGGGCTGACCCAGGCCTGAGCTTTGATGGCGAGCCATCGTTCCAGTCTGGCGGCGGCGTCTTCCTCTCCAAGAAGGGCCGTAAACGCTACGACGAAGAGCAGGCCCGCCTGGACGCTGAGAAGAACCCGCCACCAATCGGCGCAGCCAAGTCAGCTCTTGCTGGCGCTGCCGACGCAGTGGACTTGCTCGTCACTGGTATCTTTGGCATGCCAGTCGCGGCAGCTGCTGATGCGGCCATTCGCGCAACACCGGGGGCTACTCGCACCGTCCCGGCTGTCGGCGTCGTGAACGCTCTTCAGTACGCGGGGCAGCGCCTAGGCGGCAAGCTCACCGGCGACAAGACCGCGGGCATGGAGATTCTCGAGGCGAGCGTTGGCGGCACCCGCAAGGAGGTTGGGCAGCGCGCCCAGGACTCGACGCAAGTCATCATGGGCTCCCTCGGCCAGCCTGCCCGTGATCTGCTCCGCACCGTAGGTCTGCTTCCCGCCAACTACAAGTCGGCTACCGATAAGGGCCTTAGCTGGGCAATGGAAAAGGTCGACGAGGTTGGCTTGGCTATCCAGAAGAAGACCGGCGGCGCCATCACTCAGGAGGATGTCCAGTCGGTTGTGACCTACACGTTCGGCCTGATGGGTGCAAAGGGCGTCGAGGCTTCGGTCAAGGCCGGCATCGACGCCGCAAAGGCTCGCGAGGTCTTCAAGGAGCTCGAAGCGCTCAAGGGCGAGCGAGCTGGCGAACGCATGAAGGAGGGTGAGGCGATTGCAGAGGCCGAGGCCATTTCGCAGCCGACCCAGATCAAAGCGCTTAGGCCAGACGAACTGCGCCAGCAAGCTACCGACGAAGCAAAAGCGAGGCGGGAACGGCGCAAGGAGGTTCGGGCTGCGTTCGCGGAAGACCCCGTCTGGGCGGATCGCCAAGCTGGGCAAGCAGAGTACGCGGACTTCCAGCGCCGTGGTCCTGCGCTTCCCCCGCAGCCCGGCGGCCCGACTCGGCTCGACGGTCCTGGCTACCAAGCTGGGGCAGCTGCTCGCGTAAGCACGGAGCCGACTCGGCTTGTCCCTGACGCTCGGCGCGGCATTGCGAGGCCAGAAGACCTGACGTCGGCCCTCGCGAAGACGGCGCAAGGTCGCCCCTTCGATCTGACGGCACCGGAGAAGATTGCCCTGCGAGCCTCTCGCGCTGTCCGCGATCCCAAGGTCATCACCGCGGCTGCGGTCGGTGCTACCGGCCTGGGCCTCGCCATGATGATGGAGCCCGACGAGAGGGAAGCTGCGCTGGCGGTGGGCGCTGGCGCCCTCATTCTGGGTAAAGGGAAGGAGCTGAGTCTCGAGGCGATTCGCAACACGCCGGATGCTACGCCACTGCGCGCCTTGCTCGACCGCGACACGACGACGCTGGGGACACTCGAGCTACTCGCTCGGCAGAGCCCGGGGCGCTTCGAGTTCTCCGTCGACTCGATCAAGCAGCTGCTCAAGCGACCCGAGGTGACGAAGGCCGAGCGGGAAGTCTTCGATCGGATTCTGGAGGGGCGCCCGGAAGGGGCGACGACGATTACAGCCAAGGAGCTGATGGAAGGTAAGAAGATTGCGACGGCGGACTTTGAGCTCAAGAAGGAGACGCTGGATACGCATGCAAACTACGGCCTGGAGAACATCGACAGGCTTGAGATTAGCGAACGCTGGGACGCAATGCCTGGCGAAGATGCGATTAGCGTTGATGAGCTGAGTGGGCCGAAGGCCGAGACCATTGCCTATCGCCTGCCGCCCGAGATTGACTCCAAAGCTCTGGGCGACCTCGTCCGGACCGCTGAAGGCGGGCACACCTACTTCAACGACGCCTTTGGCCACACCCGCCACTTCATCGAGAATGGCGTGCGCCACGTGGTGGAGGTGCAGAGCAATATTGCGCAGTACCTGGACAAGGCGCTGCGCGGGGCGAAGCCGCTCGAGGGAGAGGCGCTCGCTGCGGCCGAGTCGAAGCTCAAGTGGGCTGAGGGAATGGGCGACTTCTGGGCTAACATCAACTACGTTGTTGGGCGAGCCGGCGAGTATGATGCCTTCGCGGCACTGCGTGCCTTCAAGAAGAAGGAGGCAAACCTCACCGAACTTCTTGGCCACAGCGACCAGACGTTGATGCTGGAAGACACTGTCTACAGCAGCCTTGTCGATCAGGCGAAGGCCGAGTTCGACGCGCAGTGGCTTAAGAAGAACCCGCAGTTTGATGCTGTCCCGAGCGGCTACGACATCTCGGATGGTGTCCTCGACTGGGTCTTGGCGCGGCCGGAGTACAACCTTCCGTCGCTGCGTATGGCGATTCAGAGCTTTGCCGGGAAGCAAGTGCGCAACGCTGGAGTTTGGCTTGAGGAGGCTAAGGGCGCTTTCTCCAGTGCAGGTGCGGCTACACCGGCAGCCCTCGCCGCCGCCAAGCGCATTGACCCCATGCTCAAAGACTGGCACAAGCGGCTCATCCGCGAGGAGCTGGCCGACGGCGCCCGCGCCGGGGAGACGACGGTTCGCTTCGCCGACGCAGACACTGTGGCGAAGGTGGAGGGGTGGCCCAAGCAGAACGACGCAATAACTCGCGACGCACGCCAGTCTGTAGAAGCAGCTGAGCGCAACCTTACAGAGATGGAGGCGCGGCTACAGACTCGCGGTGGTGCAACACCGGCTGAGCAGGCCGAGGCGCGTGAGCTTATCCCCGTAATTCGAGAGGACATTCGGAGGGCTCGCGAAGCCTACGCAGCAGCTCGAGACGCACAAGTCCCGACTTTCCTCCCCAAGCACCAAGGCATCTACGACCGTTATTCTCGCGACGTAACCAAGTTCCTCAAGCAGCTCGGCGGCACCCACGTCGTCGACTCTGCGGGCCACGGCTGGTGGGAAGTCCCGGTCGAAGGGTCGAAGCAGCTGCCTGCCGGCAAGCGTGCCCAGCAGTTCGGCGGTCTCGACGCCGACCTCGCGGCTTCCGTCGCAGCCATCGGTGGGGGTGCCGCCCTCGTCGCCTGGCTGTCCTCCCCCGAGGAACGTAAGAAGAACGCCGCCCTCGCAGCAGCCGTCATCGGCCTGGGCATCTACGCGAAGTCCCGCTCTCCCCAGGTTGCCCACTGGGCCGAACGGGCTGCCGCCGGTGCGGAGTATGCCCTGGGCGAGGTCTCCACCCGCGTGGGCAACATGTCCAAGCCCCTCCTGCACCGCATGCGGGAGCACGAGCGTCGGGTCCTCACGACAACGCACGACTATCTCAAGGCGACCGCTCCGTTCGTCGAGGGCCTCCGTCGAGCGCCCAAAGAGGTTCGGGAGAAGCTCAACCTCGCGATCCTCTCCGGGGATGCTGCCGAGACGATCCGGCTGATCGGCAAGGCCGGCGTGCCCGGGCTTGTTGTGGAGTGGCAGAAGGCCCGCAAGCTGCTCGATAAAGTCGGGGGCGACCTCGTGGGTGCCGGCCGGCTCAAGGGCCTGCTGCCCGACTACTACCCTCGTCTCGTCATCGACGTGCCTGGCCTGATGGAGGCGCTGGGCAAGGAGCAGCGGAGCTACCTGGAGCAGCAGCTCAAAAACGCGCGCGAGAAGGCGATGCGGTTTGACGGCCGCGACCTCAGCCCCCTCGAGACTTCCCAGATCATCAACAAGGTCCTCAAGACCGAGCCGAAGGGCGGTCGCCCAGGCTACCTCAAGCGCCGCTCGATCGAGTCGATTGATGAGAAGCTCGCCCCCTTCTACGCGCCGGCGACGGAGTCCCTTCCTCTGTACCTTCGCTCCGTGGCGAAGGAGCTGGAGAGGGCGCGCTTCTTTGGCGACGATCTGGTTCGCGAGTCGCAGAGCGGTCTGACGAACCTCGACCTGTCGATAGGGAACGTGGTCAATCGGGAACGCTTGGCCGGCCGGATCACCGACGCTCAGATCGATGAGCTGGCTGGCATCCTGCGGTCCCGCTTTGGCCCTGGCGAGCGGGTTGCCGCCACCCCGATCCAGACGATGAAGAACCTGACCAACGCCGGACTGCTCGGCCACGTCACCTCAGCCTTCGTTCAGACGGGTGACCTTGCGGTGGCGATGGCGGCGCAAGGGTTCCTTCCGACTGTCAAGGCCTTGCAGCAGATCATCACCCGCAACCCAGCGCGGGCTACGATGAATGACCTGGGGCTGATCAACCACATCTCCGAGGAGTTCGTTTCGGCTGGGCGCCAACCGCTGACGATAGCCGGTCGCCAGATCTCGTCGGCCAAGTTCCTCGAGAAGGTCTTCAAGTTCTCGGGCTTCTCCCTGGTTGACCAGCTGGGGAAGGCGACAGCGATCAACGCCGCTTACAATCGGCTGCACGGTCTCGCGAAGACCGAGGCGGGGATGGCGAAGCTGCGGGCCCAATACGGTGAGGCCTATGGCGCGGACTTCGCGCAGCTGGCGGCCGACCTACGCTCCCGCACGCTGAGCGATCATGTCAAGGGGGCCCTCTTTTCGGAGCTCTCTGATATCCAGCCAATCTCGAAGCTCGAGGTCCCGCAGGCCTACCTCGACATGCCGAACGGGCGGGCTGTCTACATGCTCAAGACATTCATGCTCAAGCAGATCGACATCGCTCGTCGGGAAGTCGTCGGTCGGTTCCGCAAGGGCGACTACAAGGGGGCTACCGAGAAGGCCCTCAAGTTTGGTCTCGCCTTGGGGATTGCCGGCGCGACGACGGACTATGTGCGGGACTGGCTGCTTGGGCGGGACGCAAAGCTTGAGGCGAGCGACATCCCGATGAACATGCTGAAGACCTTCGGCTGGTCGCAGTACGTCGTAGACAAGGCGCGGCAGGGCAAGCCCATCGAGGCTGTTGGGCAAGTTGTGCTGCCGCCCTACCAGATGTGGGATCGCATCGTCTCGGCCGATCCATCCGCTGTCCAGTACCTACCGATCGTCGGTCGGCTTCTCTACAACGATGTGATCCCTGGGCAGGCAGCGGTGGGCCTACGCTTCGGGGGTGCTGAGCGGGCAAACAAGGCTCGCGAGAAACGGGCAGCTCAAGACGAGCGCAAAGCCCTCGGGCTTACGAAGGAGAACCTCGATGAGTAACGCCGACCGCCTTGAGCTGGGTGCGTGGAACGCAACCTGCGACGCCTGCGGGCGCAAGTACAAATCGACTCAGTTGCGCAAGAGGTGGGATGGCTTCATGGTGTGCGAGCGGGAGTGGGAGACTCGCCAGCCCCAAGACTTTGTCCGGGCCCGCCCGTCGCCTGATCCAGCTCCCCTTCCCTGGACGCGCACGCAGCCTGAGCCCACATTCGTCGAGTTCTGTACTCCCAACGGACGCACCTCGGTGCCTGACCTAGCAATCCCGGGCTGCATGCTGCCCGGCTTCCTCGATCCTGCCAACACACAAGGACTTTGACATGGCACTTCGCAACTTTGTTGATCGACAGCTGCCCGCGGTAGACGCGGCTTGGCTGAACGAGGTCGACGTACTACTCAACAGCTGGGAGCTCGGCTCTGGCCGCTTCGTCTTCTCGGTGGAAACGCAGACGGCCACAGCCGGGCAGACGGTCTTCACGTTGACGT